CAAATATTTCTTGTTGGAAGTTTGATTTATTAAATGCTGCATACATTGTTTCTGTTGCAGACTCTAACCATTCTTTTGCTTCATCCTCATTCTCCATATCATCTTCTTTAAATCTTAAAGAGAACCATGGTGTAGATGGATTAGTTAACATACCATGTAGTGATGCTGCTAATAGTTCTACTGATTGTAATGGTGAACCATCAAAAATAAGTTCTGTTCTTTTATCACCTTTAGATCTTGTTTTAGTTACATCAGCTTTTCTTGGTTGCATATAGTCTGCAACTTCTTGCCAATGACTTTCCCAATTTTGTCTTTGGGATTTTAATCTGTCAAATCGTTTTAATAAATTTTTTGCTTTATCTGTTTGCGCCATTATGCTCCACCTAATAAACTTGGTTTACCTAAAGTCAAATCACCAGATACACCAGTAGGTTTTGTTATGATTGTTGACGATCTACCTTTAGCTTTTGTCTTTCTTACATCGTAAGCATCTGTTGCTTGTGATTGTGAAACTTCTGCTATAGTTGGAGTAACAATTGGTTTTGGTGCAGGTGCAGGTTTACTTGGTTTAATAACTGATCCCATATTATTTTCCAAATGTTAATGAAGATTTAGTTTCAGATTTAGTTTCAGATTTACATTCTCTGTTTACTGCTACACCATTTTGTAAATCATTCATGTTATTAAATTTAGGTTCTATTTTTTTCTTTGCAGGTTTTATTTTTTTGATAACTGCTTTTACTTTTTCTAACATATTATTCTCCTAATAAAGTTTTAAGTTTAGATTCTTCATCTTCCTGCACACCTAATGGTCCAGTAAGAATTGTAGACTTTCTACCTTTTCTTTTTCTTTCAATCGCATCTTGTTCAGCTTTTATTCTTGCCTTTTCTTCTGCAGATAATTCTGTGCTTGGCGGCTCTGGTGGCGGAGCAACAGGCGGAAGCGGTGGCATTTTTGGTTTAAATATTGATCCCATATTATATAATCCTATAATTATTATCTGCTACACTTTGTGGAGCAGTTTGTCTAGTATTTAATTCTTGTAGTCCAACAGCTAGATACCTCATTGCATCACAAGCATGAGAACTCCAATCATGTACAGGTTTCGATCTGAACATTCTATTTTTGTCAATGTACTTCCTATGGTAATGTCTTAACGCATCTACAAGACTTTTGCAATGGTCTGTATCAATCCAACATCTAGGCAATAACATTGTTACTGCATGAATACCTTCTTCTATTGGTAGCTTCGGTACTACTTTAAACCGCACACCTAATTGATAGGCTATCTCTCTTCTGGTTTTACCATTACCAAACTCTTGCACATCTATATCATGCGGAGCATAATGTTCCTTGTATATGTAAGGTTTTTCATTAAGCATCTGTATGTAGTGTGGTAATCCATGACCTCTTTCTTCATGGTAATCTATAATCTGTATTGCTGTTCCTTTTTGTTGAAAGAATATAATACTACTGTGGTCGGCTACTCCGAGATCCCATGCAGTAGAGACAGGCAAGGAAGGATCATAAGGAACTCTAGCTATCTGGTTCTTATCATCTATCTTTGCAATCTCATCTCCATATATTGCACCTTCAATGTTTGCAATCCAATCACACTCAAACTCTTGCAGGTATTTCTTTTCACCCATAACTTCTTTGGCTTTAACAAGTTCTTCCTCATCAACTATCTTTGTCTGACTTGCTTTTGCTTTGTAGTTAAACCAATCTTCCGCACCATTTGCGTGTTGGTATAGATCATAGAAGTTATTATTCATTCCTGCTGGTGTACCAATGAATACACAATAACCTTTACGATCTGATAGAGCTGGTCTAATTATTTCTGGAAATAGCTTTTCATTTACATTTGCGTACTCATCTATGACGCATCCGTCTAGGTATATACCTCTCAAGCCATCGCAGTTCTCTGAACCTAATAATGTTATCCTAGAACCATTTGGCAGATCTACTCTTAACTCTGTTTCATTAAACTTTGTTGCTGGGATTTTTGCGGTAAATTGTTTTATATAATCCCATGCTATTGCTTTAGCCTGTTTAAAGGTTGGTGCAATGTAGGCAAATCTAGGATTCTTCTCTTTGGTCAACAATGCTGACTTAATCAAATGATTGATCATACATACTGTCTTGCCAAACCTTCGGTGGCAGACCAGCACACTCCATCTGTATCTTGAGATCTGCTGGTGTAGATAGGCTTGATGTTTTCTTGGTGTGTAAGGTATCTTGATATTCATTAGTGTATCATCTTTGATTTACCATTATGTTCTAGTGGCAGGTAATCTATACCTAGTGTTACCATAACATAATTAACAAATAATTGAGCAGAGTGTTTGTTAGGTATACCAATAAACTTAATAGTTACTGCATTAGTCTTTTCATCAACATAAGCAATACAATCTAAATCTTCTGCGTGTACATAATCCATATACCATATCTAGCTAATTTAGAATTGTTTTAAAGTAAAAAATAAAATATGGCAAAACATTGAATAAAATGGTGCAGGGTTGTTTGTGGGGGTGTCTGTGTATGGGTGTGGAAATTATCCATGTATATATATATAATAAACATACACCACAATCTAGGGTGTAGGGGGGGTCAGGTTCTATAAAATTTAAAATTATTCCTATAACTTTATATTATCGGAACTATTTCCGTTTGTTATATCGCATAAAAAAAAATTGCGCGTGTTAATATATGAATTGTATCTTTAAACAATATCCCTCAATCTATTTAGAACCATTATAAATTATAACCTGTATAAATTATAACCTGCGTCAATTTGTCAACTATCAATTTACAATTTAATTAATAAAGTTTTATTAAAAACAATGGAGAATAAAACATGAGTAAAAAAATACGATCTAAAAAAAATAATCTTTTAAATTACTTTGTTTATGATCATAAAGATTTAAGCAATGGATATTTAAAAAGCTGTAATGAGTTTTTTAAATCAATAGAAAAAAAACCATTAGAGACTAAAGAAATAAAAGTAAATACTAATAGATTAAAGAAATTAGGTTTAATATCATGATTAAAAAAATATTAAATATATTAGACTATGTTTTTTTTGGTGCGCTTATGTTGTATTTTTTTTGCGGTGGTTTTAAATATACAATAGACTATTTAGCTGCGACAATTTGACAAGTATAAAAATAAAACAACAACAATTATAACAATAGAAAACAACTAACAAAGGGAAAAAAAATGAAAGTAGAAAACATAACTAGCAACAATGGGAACAAAATAGCCAATCAATTTATAATTACTGATGAAGATAATGGACACACTTATTTTCAATCTTATAATTCAATAATTGTAAAAAAGTATGTAGGTCAAACTCAACAACATACATTTTTAGATCAAAAATATTGGAACTACTCAAATACTACCGGCAAATATAGAAACATCTTTTTAGGTGAAACTATAAAAGACACCAAAGCAAAAATTAAATCTGGTGAGTATATCTTAACAGACTTAAACAAATAGAAAGCGAGTAATAAATGGAATATCAAATACCATGCGATCAATGTGATATTACAGAAGATGAAAGTAAGTTAATTGAAACATTTGATAATCAATTATTATGTTCATCTTGTTATATTAAACAAGAATTTAAACCAGAAAGCGAGGAATAAATGAAAACAGTAACATTTGGAAACTTTACAGAAAAAGATGTTAAAGATTTGGTTGAACCTAAAGAAATTTGGTTTTTAAAAGATGTTGAAACAAATAAATATTATAGTTTGCTTTCAACAGTACCAAATGAGTTTGAAAAAAGACACGTTAAAAATATGTTAAATGGTCGAGAATTTATGGGTTTTCCTATTTATTCAGATAAAAATAAAGATGTAAAATTAAAAAGAAAATTTAAAATTGTTTCTGTTTTTGATTACATTAAAGACATAAAAAAAGAAAGCGAGGAAATAAATGACAAATAAAGAATTAGCATTTGATGATTATCTTTTAAATTTAAAAGAAGATGATTATGATTTTTACATTAAAGCAAGTGATAAAGAAATTAAACAAGATTTTTATTATCATTGTTCAATGTATGATGATTTAAAACACATTAAAGAAAGCGAGGAATAAATGCCAAAGTATAAAATAAGAGCAGAAGAAACTATTTATGCAATTTATGAAACAGAAATTAACGCAGATAATAAAAAACAAGCTAAAAAAATTGCGTTAGACACATGTGCGTCTGATTATTTAAATAGTGATTGGTCAAATTCAGCAGGAGATTTCACAATAGAAGAAATAGAGGAGATCAAATAAATATGAGTGATGATAGTAGCTACAATAAATTAAATAAAACAATAAAAGAGTTCAACGATTATTTGGCAAAAATAAAAAAAGAAAGTGAGCTAGACGAACACAGTTTAGCCATACATTATGATTATGATATAGTACCTTTGCCAGATGAAATAATTGATGAAACAGAGAGGAAAAAATAAAATGATTATGCTAGGTAAAACTAAACAAGAATGGCAAGAATTATTGCTACAATATAGACCTGAATGGATTATATTTTTAATAGGTTTTATATTGGGTGCTATAATATTTTAAACTAACAGAAAGGGAAAAATAAAATGATTAATTTAATTAAATTATTACTTGTATGTTTATTATTAAGTGGTTGCTCTGTTTACAAAAATAATAAATTACAAAAACAAATTTATGAAATTTGTCTTTTCCATGTTGTGTCTTTAAAAACTCAGACTCAGGATCGCCTGGCAAATCATGCGCCCAAAATATTCTAACTTTATCATCATCTAATTCTCTTACGCGTGATGATACAATTTGACATTCTTTAAGAAGTTCTGGGTCGGCGCGCTCTGCTAACTTCATCGTCAGCATTTCTGTTCCGCCCATTGATTGTTGATTTGTTTCGTTGCGCTTAAATTCACCGCCGATAATCTCAGCCATTTTCACGATCCTTTACAATATTTTCATCTCTAACTTTTCGAATATCGCCGTAGTTGCCAGCATTTGATTTAAAACCCAAAGGAAATAAAACAAGAGTATGGTTGTTATCAGCTTTTCCTAGCGGATACACAATTTGTTTTGTCTTTTTGATTCGGTGTACGTCAAGCATCAAAGCCTCCTTCAAGATATAACATAAGATCACCAATTGGTTCATGATTTATTGTAACAAAAGGAAAACCAGGACAATCTGGATACATTTTTGTTAGTACTTCTTCTGATATTTCTTCATATACAGTGATAAAAGTACATTCAATTCCTTTTTGTTCAATGTACATTGATAATTCTTCACAAGGTGGACAACCCTCTTGTTTGAATACTACGATGTGCTTTTTTTCTTCAGCCATTTTCCGTTTATCTTTCCGCCAATAAATTCGTTATAAAATTCTTCAGTCAATAATGCTTCGCATCTGATCTGATAATCCATTTCCCAGTATGCACATTCCGTTTTTGTTTCGCATAACTGTACCACATATCTTTCAAACTCTGCACCATTAGCGAGCTCGTCTTTGAGTTGTTGATTTGATCCGTAGTATTTTTTCCAGTCTGATTCGACTAATGATCTTCTTTTTCTCTTTTGACCTTTGAGAGGAGGCAGTGTCTTCTTACTCCAGAAAAACTTCTTACCAATATATTTGCGTTTAGTTTCTTTATTAATTAACAAATATACCATACCATAGAAGTTTTGTACATGCTCAGACTCGAGTGCCCAACCTTCTAGTAAGTGTATCCATGGGTTCTCATAGCTTGCAGTAGTTAACGACGACGTTACCTTCGTGGAAGATTCTTTTTGATTTGGCAAAACTGTCTGACCACCTTTGTTCGGCGCATAATGCATCTTCGACGATCACTCTACCTATACCAACTTGTACTACGCCTTTTGCACATTCGTGGCAGATAGGTAATCCATAAACATAGAGATGTGCACCTTTGAGTGAAACACCATTCTCTACAGCATTATATATACAATTCATTTCAGCGTGTACCACGAGCTCATACTTTGTCTCACGGTCGTTCAGTCTTTCTTCGGTGTCTTGTATTCCTTTTGGGAATCCGTTATATCCTGTGGCAAGAATATTACGATTTTTACCAACAGCAACAGCACCGATCTTTTTGGATGGATCTTTCGACCATGTTGAAATGTGTTGTGCTAACGCTAAGAATTTACGATCCCATGCCGAACTAATACTATCTCTCACCACTCTAACTCCATGTCATCATCATATTCGAATTGTTGGTCTTCCAACGAGGCACTACATATCGGGCAAAACTCGATAGGCATTTCTTCATCATCAAAATT